CGCAGATGCAGCTATTTCAACGTAACCGACATCGGCGTTAGTGCGATCCAACATGCTTACCACTCCATAAAATCTATTGCTGACGCAGTGATATGGGGACGAGCTGGTAGCAAGGCAGAATCAGCCTGGTCAGTTGACTCCCTTGGCCGCATCGTCTGCCATGGCCTTAACGAAGCGTCGAATAGCTCTTTGATCATCCGCAGGAATGCTTCGGTACTGCTGAACGATGTTGTCTTCCAATTCATCCAGGGAATCTTGCGCAAGCGTACTACGCTGGCCAGTGAGGATGTACGGCACGTCGAAGCCGAACTGAACGGCAACGTTCCTCAGGTAGGAGGCCGTGGCGTCACTCGATCCGGACTCGTAGTTGGCCTGGGTCCGTTTAGAGATGCCCAACGCCTCCGCAAGTTGGTTTTGCGTCATGCCACACCGCTTTCGTTCTTCTTGCAGCCGAGAACCTATTTCTTCAGAAAGATGCACTTATTTTCATTCCTACTCTTTACAAGTGCACCTAAGTGCATCATTGTGCATCTCACACCACATGAAATTGCACGGATCTGCACTATGCCGAACACACACATCACCGAGCAAGCCCGCATGCAAGCGCGGGAAGCGTTAGAGAAACGTGGACAGTCAGCGAAAGACTTCGCGGCTCAGCATCAATTGAACCCAAGCACCGTATATGCCGTTCTGAGCGGCCAAAGCCAGTGCCGTCGTGGGGAAGCACATCGCGCCGCCGTGTTACTCGGTATCAAAGACGGCGTAATTGCACAGTAATGGTCAGGTCTCTGAGGGAACAGCAGAAGATGAAAAATCAGGTTCTAAAAACACGCCGGGAAGTCGTCAGTGCAATTATTTGCACCTTCGAAGGTGGCCGCGAACGCGCCGCTGCTCACATCGGCCTGCCACTCAAAAAGTTTGATAACCACGCTTACGAGAACAACAACTGCCGCCCGCTGACGGACCTGCAGATTTTCGACCTGGAAAAAGTCACGGGCACACAGCACCTGGCTAACTACGTTGCCGCAATGTATGGCGGCATGTTCGTGCCAATCGTCCATCCGGAAAACTTGGACAACGTTGAGATGTATACCCGAGCAGTGCAGACGTTAGCCAAGCGGGGCACCGTGGATCAGATCATTGCCCAGGCGCTTGATGACGGCGTAATCACCGAGGATGAAGCCGAACTGATCCTGAATGCTCATATCTCGCACATGGCAGCACGCACTACCGAAGTCCACGCTGCTATCGATCTGTACTGCGCCAAATCAGGGAAAGGCCAATGAACACTCAACCCAACACCCTGGACTACCAACAATGCGTACAGAACGCTGCATTGGCATTTCTTGAGCGCCATCAAGCCGAACACCTGGGTGACACACGGGCACTAAACCGCCGTGCGGTCGATCACTTGATTGACCGCTTCAACGTGTCCGAACCAGTAGCAGACAAACTTACCGCCCTCGCCCACACCGAGCTGGTGGACATCGCACGCCGTAAGCGCCCCGCCAATCCGTAACACCTAACCCAACCAATCGCCGCCCCCACGTGCCGTGGGTTTGGGTGAGCTGCGCCCGAAATTGAGGTTTAACGATGACAAACGCCGTAATTGTCACCACACAACTGCCCCCAGCCGAGGCCGAAGCGTTGCTGGCCAACCTGCGCGAACAGTATCGCTTGAGCCTCAACGAGCATTGGTACGACGACCAATTCCGCCTCGTGGCGGCCGGCCTGCGCCACGGCGCGATTCTCGCTCACATTCCGGTTATGGCTGCGCAAAAGCGCCTCATGGCAGCCCTGTCCCACAGCCTCAAAGCAGTGAAGTAACCCCATGAAAGAAGATCTTCGTCACGACGTGCTGCAACGCCTGCAGGCCGACTTCGGGCTCAAGCACCGCACGGGCACCAACTACATGCGCGGCGGCACTTGCCCGAAGTGTAAAAAGAAAGAGCTGTACTCCCGGTTTGACACGCCGTGGATGGTGATTTGCGGTCGCCCTGAAAAGTGTGGTCATACCCTGCACGTAAAAGAGCTGTACGACGATCTGTTTGAAGACTGGAGCAAGCGTGCGCCGGCGACAGACCAACATCCCAACGCCACAGCACGCGCTTATCTGGAGTTCGCCCGGGGCTTTCGCTTTGAGCTGATCCAGGGGTGGTTCACCCAGGAAACGTTCTATTCCGTTGAACACAACGCCGGCAGCGCAACTGTGCGGTTCGCCCTGGAGAAAGGTGGCTGGTGGGAACGCCTGATCGATCAGCCGCACCGCTTCGGCAAGATGAAAGCCCGCTTCAAATCCAAGGACAGCTATCGCGGTGTCTGGTGGTGCCCGCCCTGCGTCGACTTGCTGGAAGCCAAAGAGATTTGGATTGTCGAAGGGATCTTTGACGCCATCGCCCTGGTGCATAACGACATCGCGGCTGTGTCTGCAATGTCGTCCAACGCGTTCCCCGGCGACTCCCTCAAGGAACTGGTAAAAATCCGGGAAGGCGGGAAGCTGCCAAAACTCGTTTGGGCTCTGGACAACGAACCGAGCGCAAACGCCTACACCCGGCGCTGGGTGCGCGAAGCCCGTGCCCTGGGTTTCATCTGCGAGTCCGCGCAGATCCCACAACGCGACGGCCGCAAATCGGATTGGAACGACCTTCATCAGCGCTGGAGCTTCATCCAGGACGAAACTAAACGCGCCGACCAGATCGCGACCGACCTAAAACAGGTCCGCCACCAGGGTGCCCTGCTGCTGGCCGAGAGCGCGGCGGAAAAGGCTTTGCTCATGTACGACTGGAACAAGCGCGGGGAATTTCACCTGGGCTTCGGGAACCGCCTGTACTGGTTCAAGTTGGACATGGAGAAATTCAACCGAGCCATGTCCGACATCGAGGACAGCGAGAACCACGACGATCAGCTGCTGAACCAGGCGCAACAGCGCGAGAAAGCGCTTCAGCAGTCCGGCAGCGTCGTGGAGATCGCCAACTGCTACCCCCAGGCGCTGTATTTCCAGCGTAACGAGGTAACAGACGAGTCCTGGTACTACATGCGTGTGGACTTCCCCCATGACTCCGAAAGCGTGAAAAACACCTTCACCAGCGGCCAGCTGTCGGCCGCAAGCGAGTTCAAAAAGCGACTGCTCGGTATGGCGGCTGGGGCAATGTTTACCGGCAGTGGCCAGCAGCTAGACAAGCTCATGAAAGACCAGCTGTTCGGCATCAAAACCGTCTCAACGATCGACTACGTGGGCTATAGCAAGGAATACGCCTGCTACGTCTATGGTGACATCGCGATCAAGGACGGCACCACCTACAAGGTCAACAGCGAAGACTATTTTGAGTTCGGCAAGCTGCGCCTGAAAACCCTGCAGAAAGGTGTCCCGATCAAGCTGCAGCGCGAAGCGAAAGGCTTTGACGAGAAGTGGGTGCAGTTGCTGTGGACCTGCTTCGGCGCCCAGGGCTTCGTCGCGCTGGTGTTCTTCTTTGGCTCGCTGTTCTGCGAACAGATCCGCGCCCGCTATCAGTCCTTCCCTTTTCTTGAAGCCACAGGCGAGGCAGGCGCCGGCAAAACCACCCTCTTGAACCTCCTTTGGAAACTACTCGGCCGCGAAGGCTATGAAGGATTTGACCCGATGAAATCCACCAAGGCTGGGCGCTCTCGTCTTATGGGCCAGGTCTCCGGCATGCCAGTGGTGTTCCTGGAAGCGGATCGCCACGGCGATGATCGGGCACACGCTAAAACCTTCGAGTGGGACGAGCTGAAAGACTTCTACGGCGGCGGCACCCTGGCCACGAAAGGCGTCAAGACGGCCGGCAACGAGACGTACGAGCCACCATTCCGGGGAACGATCGCGATCAGTCAGAACGCGGCCGTGGTCGCCCACGAAGCGATCATGACGCGGATCGTGAAGTTGCACTTTGTACGCCCGACCGTCACGCCGGAAAGCCGTGCTGCAGCGGATCAACTCAACGCCCTGGACGGCGACACCCTCAGCCACTTCCTGTTGCGAGCCGTGGGCAAGGAATCCGCGGTGCTGGAGCTGTTCGCCCAGCGCATGCCTGAACACGAGTCGAAGTTGCGCCGTTTGCACACCCATTGCTTCGCCTGCAGCACGATCTACACCAGCGAGCAAGGCAATTGCACCAGTTGTGGCTATGACCTACGCGGCTATATCCGCGTGGAGCGCATCAGCAAAAACCACGCGCAAATGCTCTCGCTGTTGGACGGCCTGCGCCTGGTCCTGAAATTGAGCGACCCTCAAGTCGCCGCCACACAACGCCAGATCGTACGGATGGCCATTGAGCGTCAGGCCTCGATCAGCTCCGACCATGCGGCCGTGGCCGAGTTTTGGGAAGTCTACGACTACCTAGAATCCTTGAGCGAAGACCCCGTGGTCGACCACAGCACGGACCCTACCGTGATCGCTATCAACCTCAACGAGTTCTGTGAACGTGCGGCTGAACACAAACAGAAATTGGCCGACGTGGCCACGTTGCGCGACCTGCTTAAAGAGTCCCGCTCGCATAAGTTTTTGGACAGCAACAAGGCCGTGCACAGCGCCGTGCGCGCTGCATTTAACAGCCGCAACCCGTGTTCACAACCCCGGCCGACCACAGTGAAGTGCTGGACATTTAAGGCGTAAAGGAGAGCAAGACCGATGCAGATCCAAGTGTTTATGGGCAATGCCGGCGACGGCAAAACTAGCAAGCTGCAGGGAGTACAGGACCGCCTGAACCTCACCGGTGAGAGCGCACCGATCATCCAGGCCGGTGCATATGGGGAGGATGGCTTGTTGGAGATCCTGGAAGTTCGGGCAGCCGGTGGCCAGCGCGAAATCCTAGTGGACGACTGCAGCCGGCAACAAATTCTGAGGGTACTGGAGTGGCAATCATGCGTTGAGCATGAGCGCGATTTTGACTGCCTGGTGATCCACCTGGCCCGCAAGGACTGACCATTTGAAAAGCAGTGTCGAGGAGTTGCAGCTCCCCGACACCCAACCACCACCGAGGACTAAACCATGCAAGCACAGACCCACAGCAGCAGCGGCACGAAGGCTACCACACCGGCACGGCACCTGGTGGCCACCGCGATTATCGGCGTGGCCGTAATAGGCTACCTGGTACATAAAACGCCCGAATCACGAACCCGTCTCGAAAGCCTCAGCCAGATGGCCGACACTCTGGGCGAACTGAGCGAAACGGACGCGGCCGTGGTCGCCCAACTGCTCGCCAAACCAGCAACACGGGGTGTATCAGGCAATGTCTAAGCGTCCTGCAGCAGCACGCGTGCGGCGCTTTCCCTGGAACATCGATCACACCAGCGTTTGCGATCAATGCGGCAATTGGCGTGTTCAGGGTAGTCACTTGAAATGCAGCCGGCAGCGCCAGCTGCAGAATGCCCACCTACGCAACCACAAGCCGAAACGGTAAGCCGCATCCACCAGAAGATGCGCTACCAGATACTTGGCCCGGAAACGGGCCTTTTTGTTTCCGATCGTCAGACTGTCGTTACACGAGTACAGCGTTAGGGGTTTACATGAGTGGGGTCGAAGCTCGCGGTAATTCCGTGAGAATCTATTTTCAATACAACGGCGAAAAATGCCGAGAGTCGATACCAGGAGGTAACAAACCGGCCACAGTGGCCCAGGCAAAGCGCTTGCTCGCCATCATTGAATACGAGATCGACTCCGGCACCTTTGATTACGCTCGCCACTTTCCCAACTCGGCCAGGTTGGTGGAAAACACTTTTGGTCACTACTTGGATCTGTGGTTGCGGATCAAGGCCAACAGTGTGGCGGCGTCGAGTTATCGCGGCTACGCCAACAAGGCCGAAGTACATGTGCGGCCACGTTGGGGCAAGGTACAGATCAACGCGATTGATCACCTGGACCTGCAGGAGTGGATTCAGGGCACGTTATCCAAAACCCTCAAAAACAAAACCATCCGCGACATCATCAGCAACGTACGCCAGGTGTTCCGGCTCTATCGCACCCGGATGAAAGTAGCTCACGATCCCACCGAGGGCTTGATGGTTCGCCTCCCCGATCCGGAAGCACCGGACCCGTTTACCCGGGCGGAAATCAAGCAGATCCTGGAAACACCGACCACCCGCACCTTTGAGCTGCTGATGGTGCAGTTCATGTTGTGGGCTGGACCCCGCGTCTCCGAAACGATCGCCTTGGCTTGGGAGGACGTCGACCTGGTAGGCGGCACGGTGACCTTCCGTCGGTCGAAGGTGCGCGGCGCCTACCGCGTCACCAAAACCCGCCGTTCAATGCGCAAGGTGCGTTTGCTGGCTCCCGCGTGGGACGCGTTACGCCAGCTCGATGCGCTGACTCGAAAGCGAAAAGCAGAAACCGTGGAGATCGTGGAGCGCGACAACAAGACCGTGCGCAAGCACACCCTGCACTTCGTATTCCTGAACACCAAAAGCGGCCTTCCGCATGCCAACGACTTTGTCGTGCGTGACCGTTTCTTTAAGGCACATCTGCAGGCGGCAGGGGTTCGCTATCGCGGGCCAGGCCAGTGCCGGCATACGTACGCCAGTCAGTTGCTGACGACGGGTATTGCCTCAATCGATTGGATCGCAGAACAGATGGGACATACCAACGGCAATATGATCCGTCAGCACTACGGGACTTGGATCAATGAGGACGGCCCGGACGTGGTCGGCATGCTGCAACTGGCGTTGAAGCTTTCGCCGCTTACAGCTCCACACTAAACTCGCGTAACCCCACCGCATCGGCAAATCGCCCTACAGCCGTCAGGCTGGCCCAGGTACGCAGCGCTTCGCGGCGCGAACGTACTGCCAACCAGCGGCTGTTAGTCCCCCCAGTCGGATAGCCAGCGTCCACTGGTCCTCCTGGCGGCTGACCAGCGTATCGCGTACTGCGCCGCCCTCCACCAGGGTGCGCAGTGCTTCTTCTTGAATTCCATTGGGCATGGTTAACCATGCCTCCTGACTCGCTCAGTGAAGTCGTTGACCTGCGCGGGCGTCAGGCAATTCAACTTACCGAACGTCACCAGGTGCTGGATCATCGCTTCTTGACTGCCGGGTTCCTGAGCGACCATGCGCCGACAGGTCTTCTCCAGGATCAACCGCGCCAGCTCCGGGTTCTCTACCCGTGATACATCGAAGGCCTGCGCGATGGCAACAGCCAACTCTCCGAGATCCGGGTTCTTACGCTGCAGAGCCCGTAAAGCCGTCATTTGCCGTGCGGTGATGGGTAACGACACGTGTATCTTCCTTATTAGCCACACTCAGGCCAAGCGCAGCGGTAATGGTAGACCAGCCTGGCGGAGTGTGGTTTCCACCGGGCGCAAAAAAGCCCGCCGGAGCGGGCCTTGATGTGGGGGCCTTTTGAACATAAGTGGCGTTATTGGCAGTCAGTCGTCACTGCCCTCGGCCTGTCCGGAGGGCCGACGCATGCGCTCAGGCACCATCACCCCGATAGCTCCAGCTTCGTTCGGCACTTTACGTTTGCCCAACACATAGCACGGACCACCCGAGCTTTCAGAGACAACTGCAATTAGAGTCCAGCCCTGCGATAAGGCTTCATTGGCTGAATTATAGGATGTCACCGACTTCACTTCTTTCACTTCATGCAACTGCATAGTTATTACTCCTTGTGATGACGAAAGAGTGTAGTACGCGCTGGATTTTCTAGTAGTCGGAATGCTGAGAATTCAGCACAGCCATGAACCGCCAGCCAATACCAGGGACCTTGCCAACTAGGTCTGGGATCGTCCAACCCACAATCGCGAATACAGCAATGCCCACAACCCAGCCAACTACCGTAAGCCTGGTCATTCTGCCAGCGCACATTCCTGTCCAGGTAGAAAGCGCTAGGCAAAGAAACAAGACGGGCAGGTAGAGAGCATGTGTAAGAGTCCAGAGCGCAAAGGACGAAAGAAAGTGGCGACTCCCCCACGCGGAGGCGACTGCTGACAGCAGACACAAAATGGCATAGCCAACCAGTATCTCTTTCCACCTACCGTACCTGTGCTTTTCAATGAAACACCTTATGTAATCCACTGCGCTATCTCCCTGAATCCAGCTTATGACTGCCCTTGTAACCCTTTGTACGACTGTCCGCTTTTCGCACCAACATAGTGCGCCAGTCCCATGGTGGTCCCATGAGGCTATTTTTTGGACGCCAAAAACCACAAACCCCCGACTTTCTCTAGGAAAATCAGGGGTTTGCGTTTTCGTAATTTGGCGGTGAAGGAGAGATTCGAACTCTCGATACAATTTCTTGTATACACACTTTCCAGGCGTGCTCCTTAAGCCACTCGGACACTTCACCGTATCTCGTCAAACCAGTTCAGTCTGTCGA